AAGGGCTGGCCTATTTATCTTTGGAGAGAAAAGCATCATTGCCATGTCACAGACAAGGCAACTATCACTAGATACCTTCAAGCAAACCGTAGACATGGCCGAAAGCCTTGACTGGATGCGTAAGCGTATTAAACGTGTGTCCCGGACTAACGGGCAAGAGGAGATTGAGGTTTACTGCCACCACTACCCCAAGTCATGTAGCAGTAAATGTGAAAGGTTACGCAAGTACGCGATTAGAGCTGCAACCAGCGAAGGCCCGCGTGGCTCAACCGCTGATCTCTTGTATGTGGATGAACTCCGAGAAATTGACGAAGCCACTTGGGCAGCTGTAACGCCAATCACCCGAGCAAGGCCAAATGCTCAAGTGTTTTGGACATCCAATGCTGGCGATCTAAATAGCAATGTCCTAAATGAACAAAGGCGTAGAGCCTTGACCTTTGAATCTAGCCGAATGGGTTACTACGAATACAGCGCCCCTGCCGGGTCAGATGTAAACGATGAAAAGGCTTGGGCAATGGCTAACCCTGCAATGGGATACACAATTACAATAGAAAACATCAAGGATGCGTCAATCTTTGACACAAAGGATGCTTTCAAAACTGAAACACTATGTATGTGGGTAGATGCCATTGATTCACCTTGGCCAATGGATATGTGGAATGCAGGCGAAAGGGAAATAGGGCTAGAGGATGAACTACCTACATGGATGGCTATTGACCTCAATTTCAATAGAGAGATTGCTTGCTTAGTAACTATTCAAGAGCGCCAAGAGGGCATGGCTGTATTCCTACATGAATGGCAACGTGATGGCGGCATAAATGATTTAGAACTGACAGGGGAACTGGCTACACTTGCTCGCAGGTACAGGCCTAGAAAGTTTGCCTATGATCCAAACACTGCAGGTTACATTGCGCCAAGATTAGCCCAAGCAGGAATTGCAACCGAACCAACACCTTGGGCATCAGCTGGCTTTGCTATTAGTTGCGATCAAACACTCAATGCAATGCAATCTGGCAAATTCATTCATCCCGGGCAACCGACATTACATAGTCATTTAGTTTCATGTGCTAGACGGCCAGCATCAGATGGTGGATGGCGCATTGCTCGCAGAGCAGCGCAAGTTCCGATCACAGCTGCAGTTGCGTTAGTCATGGCGGCGGGTCATGCTTGTGCGCCACAACAGAGTGTGACTATCATTAGTGCTTAAGGTCTACTTGGCAGTACCCCGATGTGCGGGTTAGTCACTCCTATCACTAACCCGCACATTCTCCGACACGCGCACTAGATGCTTGAATGTCACACATTTATGAGATAATGCAGTATGGGTTTTATTGATTTCTTATTGGGTACTCCAGAACAGAAAACAGACATTCAAGCTCGTGCCGGCATAGCAATCCCTTTCTATCAGGATGCTTACTTCACGCCTTTTAACACTTTCCGCGTTGATCGTTCAAGCGCGATGCAAGTACCAGCTGTTGCTAGAGCGCGAAACATTATTGCTGGCACTATTGCCACACTTGGTTTGAACTCTTATAACGAAATCACTGGCGCAAAGATTCAGGGCCGCAGCTTACTAAAACAACCTGATCCAGCATTGCCAATGGCAGTAACAATGGCTTGGACAGTAGAGGACTTACTATTTCATGGTCGCTCATTCTGGCAAGTGCTTACAGTTAGCGCCGAGGATGGCCGTCCGACAGAGGCTCGCCGTATTGATCCAACCCGCGTTACTTTTACAACTGACTTAAACACGCAAGAAATTGTTAATGGTTTCTACATAGAGGGCGGCTTATTGCCTACTACAGGTGTTGGTTCACTAATTATGTTTAGCGGTATTGACGAGGGAATCCTTAATCGCGGTGGCCGCACTATCTCTACAGCTTTGAAGTTAGAGGAAGCCGTCCAGAGAATGGCCAGCGAGCCTAACCCAACAATGGTAATCAAGAATAGCGGCGTGGATTTACCGCCAGAGCAAGTGTCAAGCCTATTAGCGCAATGGAAGCAAGCCCGGGCTACTCGCTCAACCGCTTACTTATCAGGGCCTTTAGATGTAACTACTTTTGGCTACGATGCCGGGCAGATGCAACTTACCGAATCACGCTTGAACACTGCAGCTGAAATTGCCCGTATGTGCAACATTCCAGCGTGGTACATCAACGCAGAATCAGCCAGCGCCACCTACTCAAATGTTTCGCAGGAAAGACGCAGTTTGGTTGATTTTTCGCTTAAGCCGTTTTTACACGCTATATCCGAACGCTTAAGTATGCCGGACTGCACACCGCGTGGACAGGTAATTCGCTTTGATCTAGATGATTACTTACGCGGTAATCCACTAGAACAAATTGAAGTATTAGAAAAGATGCTTGCAGCTGGACTCATCAGCGTTGATGAAGCTCGTGAGGAAATGGATTTAGCACCGAGAGGAAATGAAGCAAATGCAACTTAGTTTCGAGGGTCAAGTGTTGGCCGCAAATGTAGAAACTCGCACAATCAAGGGCCTAGTAGTCCCATTCTCAAAGGTCGGTAACACATCCGCTGGCCCTGTACGTTTTGAGTTTGGCGCATTCGGTGACATTGATCCGAGCCAAATTGTTTTGAACATGGAACATGACCGCACACGCCCATTAGGTCGTGGCATTGCAGGTTCAGAGGAAGTCAGCCCGGCTGGAATCTCAATGGCCTTTAAGATCGCGCCAACGGGTGCTGGCAATGATGCACTTGTAGAAGCATCAGAGGGATTACGTCCAGCCTTTAGCATTGAAGCCAAAGTAAATGAATACACAGTGGAAAAAGGCGTGATGGTTATTTCATCTGCCAATTTAGAAGCCGTTGCTCATGTAACCAATCCAGCATTCAAGGATGCTCAAATTTCTGATGTAGCAGCTACAGAGGAAACCCCAGAAACCACCGAAGCGGAAATAGCCGCCGAGGAAAAACCACAGGAGATCACAGTGGAAGAAACAACCGCACCAGTGGCAGATGAAGTGACCGCAGCCGCGGTTGTTCACGCCGCCGCACCAGTGGCCTACGTTAAGCCTCGTAGCCCAATCAACAGCCAAGCCTCGTACTTGGAACACAGCGTCAAGGCCAAATTGGGCAATCACGATTCAGCCCAATACGTAATGGCAGCTGACGATTCATTCAGCACGAACCCAGCGTTCACTCCAGTGCAGTATGTAAACAGCGTTATCGACACATCAATTGGATCACGTCCAGCAATCGATGCAATTGGCTCACGCGCCATTACTGCCTCGGGCATGGTTATTAGCCATCCAAAAATCACAACCAGTGGAACTGTAGCTGACACCAACGAAGGTGCTGGCCCGTCAGAAACTGGAATTGTGTCCTCATACGTCAACCTAGACGTAAACAAGTTTGCAGGAATGCAGCGTTACTCGGTAGAACTACTAGAGCGTTCATCCCCAGACTTTTTCCAAGCAATGGTCGACAACATGACCCGCGCTTACAACAAGGCAACAGATGCAGCAGTAATCGCAGCTCTAACTGCAGGTGGAACACAAGCCACAGCAGTTGCAGCATCATCCGCTGGTATCATTTCCTACGTTTCCACAGAAGCCCCAGCTGCTTACCTAGCAACTGGCGAATTGCCAAGCGCATATATCGCAGGCACTTCACAGTGGTCACTATTGATGGGCGCAACCGACACAACCGGTCGCCCAATCTACAACGCTTACAACCCACAGAACAACGGTGGAGTTGCAGGCCCACAGTCCCTACGCGGTAACGTGCTTGGACTTGACCTATACGTTGATCCGAACGCAGTTGCAACAACTATCGATGAGTCGGCATTCATTGTCACCCCATCTGCAGTTGCAATCTACGAATCACCGATCTTGCGTATGTCAACAAACGTAGTTACAACTGGCGAAATTGAAACCGCACTTTACGGCTATCTTGCCGTTGGCGTTTTGACCGCTGGTGGAGTACGTCGCTTTAACCTGACCTAAGTCAGCGTTAGTTAGAAGTGTGGGGGATGCGGCCCTGTGTCCCCCACACACTCACCTATAGATAAGGATTTAAGATGGCACTAATTACACTAAGCGAGCTAAAAGCCGTACTTGGTATTGGTGACATCTACGCTGATGCAATCGTTCAAGCCGTTGCAGACAGCGCTGAAAACATAATCCTGTCTTACTTAATCTTTGATGATGTGTCTATTGCTGGCGCATCATTAACAAATAATGTTGCCCGGTTCTATTGCTACGACAACACATTCGTAGTTGGCCAAGCATTAACGGTCAGCAAGTGTGGCGCACCCTTTGACGGATCACGCACAGTTACATCCACAGGTGTTGATGAATACGGCGTGACATTTTTTGAAGCTGCAATCACAAATGCCAACGTGACTAAGCGATCAATCATCCCTAATGGCCGAGCAGTATTGACCAGCCAAGCCGCGCTTTATGACACGACCCCAGAAGTACGCGAAGCCGCTTTAGCCGTAGCATGCGACATCTGGATCACTCGTACAGGCACACTAGGTCAGCAAGGCATAGACTTCCAAAGTCCAGCACCGTACCGCCTAGGCCGTTCAATGCTTACTCGGGTATCTGGCCTATTAGGAAAGCACCTAGATACTAGGGGCTACCTTGGCTAATCTTGCAACTTACCGAGATAACCTTGCAGCAACTCTTGCAGCTGCCGGGCGGGTAGTCTACTCATACCCAAATGAAAACATCACGCCACCTGCCATTGTGCTTGTGCCGGGATCGCCTTACATCACAGTAAGTGCCATTGGTGGCGCTCGTTGTAATGTGCGCTTTGACATTACTTGCATAGTCAATGCAGCTGACAACCGAGCAGCCTTAGCCAACTTGGAAACTTTAATTTTTAGCGTCACTGATCTACTAGCCAATAACATTTCGTTTTTGGGTGGATGGTCACAACCCACAGTCCAGCAAATCGGAAACGCCGACATGCTTATCAGCCAACTCAACATCGAGATGGTCACAACCAACTAAGAAAGCGAGAAAAAAATTATGCCAGCAACTTACATAACTGGGCGTAATCTCACCTTAAGTATTAACTCGGTGTCGTACGCAGATCAAGCATCAACAGTTACACTTGAGCGCGAAAACAACCAGCAGGTACTTGAAGTCCTATCTGGTCGCGCCTACAAGACCGTAGACAAGACCGCCACACTAAATGTGGAACTATACCTTGACGACTCATCATCAGCTGGAATCATCTCGGCATTATGGGATGCAGCCAACAGCGCACCAGACACATCACTAGCATTCTCATTTGATGTAAACGGTGACACATTTACCGGCAACGTATTCCCGGTATTCCCAACCGTTGGTGGCGCGGCTACTGACGTACTAACTACCTCGCTATCTTTTGTAGTCGAGGATGGAACAGTCGCAAGAGCGTAATAGAGAGAACAGGGCAACCATTATGAAATACGAAATCACTACACAACAGGGCAATAAGTACGAAGTGCATGACGATAATGCTTGGCTATGGATCGAGATTGAAAGAGAACTTGGTTACACAGTCAGGCAGGTCGCGCAAAAGATAGACGAAGGCTCGCTGGATGTAATCACCTGTATGTTGTTTAAGGCTGCAAAGTCCCAAGGCAAAACACAGATGCCAAACCAGCAAGCTTGGGTGACAAATGAGTTTGACGGTTGGGACGTGATCGAGGAAAACCCAAAAGAGAACTCGCAGACGGACTCGTTAGAATAGCGGTATCTACCGGGATTCCCTTGTCCGATCTGTACCAATGGTCACTCGCTGACATCAATACGGCTTTACAGCTAATAGCAGAAAGGAACGGACATGGTTGATACCAGAGAAACAATCAAGATCGTTCCTGACCTGCGTCAGCTGCGAGGATTACTTAAAGTCTTGAACACAATGGAAAAAGAAGCCAATGTGGAATTGAAAGATGATGTGCAATCCATAACCATGTGGATGGCAGGTGCTATTGAGCAGGCTGTTTATGCCCATCCTGTGTACCCT